GCACCACTCGGCCAGTGCGTGAGCGGCCGTGCCTTCGCGGGCGAACTCGCTGCCCTCGTCGACCAGGTCGGCTTCGAGGATCACGCTGCCAGGGCAGCGCAGCCAGCGGTGGGCGGCGGATGGCCCGAGCCTGGCGTGTGCCGGCTGGGCGTCTTCGAACAGTTCAAGCTGCATTGCTCATCTCCAATACGGCGCCCCACTGATCGGCCATCGCTTCGGCGATGCCTTTGTAGGTGCGCGAGCGTTCTTTCCAGCGGTCTGGCCCCGGCGGCATCCGGTGAACCTTCGCCTCGCGACCTTCCACGATGTCGGTCGGCGTCAGCTTCGGAAGGTTCTTGAGCCAGAGGCACGTCGCCTTCGTCTCGCCGTGGCCGAACTGCCACGGGTGGATCACCTGATCCGGTTTGCGGATACGGCTGGAGATGACCGACACAGGATTCTCCAGAGCAATACGCGGCACATCGCAGAAGAGCAGCGCGCGAACGAACTCAAGCGCCTCTGCCTGCTCGACCTTCTTGTCCTTGAACCAGCGAGCGCCGCTCACGGCAAGGTGTGTGCAGGGCGGGTGAGCAATCAGCAGATCCCAGCCGTCGTCGATCACCGGCAGCACATCGCCTTGGATATGCCACGTGGTATCGCCTTCGGTCGGCAGCAGATCGCACGACCACGCATCGTGTCCACGGGAGCGGAACGCATCCCTGACCGTGGCGCTGTATTCACAGGCGACAAGAACCTTCGCCATCTCGAGTCCTTTCAGCTGAAGTACACGACGAGGCCGATCAGGCCCCACAACACGGCAGCGCACACCAGCGCATAGACGATGCCGCGCGCCGCGTTGAGATCGTCGTCACTCATTGGCCCACGCCTTCGCGTCGGTGAGCAGACTGGCGTACTTCGCCGGGGCGACATCGCCGACTGGCGTACTTCGCCGGGGCGACATCGCCGAGCTTCTTCGCGCCGTACTCGGCGAGCAGCTGCTTGGCGGCATCAGCACCCTTGGCCGACGCCAGGTCGGTCATCGCGGCGCGGACCTGTTCGAGGTTGACCTTGGCGGGTTCGGGTTCGGCGTTCTCGGCCTTCTCCATCTTTTCGACGGCCACCAGAAGCGCGGTCAGATCTTCGTGGGCTTTCTCGACCGTCATCTCAATCGCGTGGATGCGGTCGGCTAGTTCTTGGTAAGTCACTTCCCATTCTCCTAGTTGACACTTCGTATCGGCGCGGTCTAACTGTGCGTCGACAACCGACAGTTAGCAACTCACAAAACGGTGTCAAGGAGAAAAAAGATGTTCGAACGTGATGCAAGCAAGGTCCGCGAGGCCGTAGATCGCGTCGGCAAGGAGGTCGCGGGCGGAAGCATTCGCACGCTGGCCGGAATGCTCGACGTGTCCACGCAGGCGATCTACAAGTGGATCCTCCACGGTGTGCCGACCAAGCGCGCTCTCCAGATGTCGATCTGGACCAAGGGCAAAGTGCAGTGGTACGAGCTAGTGCCAGAGGTGCTGGAAGAACTGCGCAACCCGCCGAAGGGAGACGACAAGTGAAGAACTACAACAATCTGATCGACGCGCTGGAACAGCGCGCAGAAGATCTCTCGGACAGGGGCCACAGCGTCGGCCTTGACGTTGTGTTGCTCGAGGACGCAGCCGACGCCATCAAGGTGTTGAGCGGCCAGCGGCACCTCGACCGCCTCTTGTCGAACGGCACCGCCGACCGCCTCGTTGAAACCCTCGACCGTCTGCTGTTCGTCCAGAACGTAATCGATTCCGACCCAGATGTTTCCGTTCAGTGGATATATACCGAGATCGCGTCGCTGTTGTCGGGAGGAAAAGCATGACGCTCAAGAGCGAGATGGATCGGATCCTCGCCGAGGATCGCCAAGCGCAGGAGCGCGCGCGCTGGGGCATGGACGACACCGTCAACTCGCCAGCGCACTACCGCCAGGGTGGTATCGAATGTATCGACGCCATCGAAGCTGCGTTGACGGCTGAAGAGTTCCGTGGCTACTGCAAGGGCAACGCGCTCAAGTACATCTGGCGTGAGCGCCACAAGGGGCAGAACGAATCGCTCCGCAAGGCCCGCTGGTACATCAACCGCGCACTCGGTGAGTGACAAAGAAAAGGCCCCGCGGGTTAGGCGGGGCCTAGTAGGGAGTGTGGGAGTGACGAGTTCTTCATACATGAAACAGAGTGGATTGCAACTGGCTGCTGTGGGCTACCGTGTATTGCCCATCCGCGTCGGCCACAAGGCACCCGCTATCAGCGACTGGCAGAACAGCCACGCGGACGAGGCCATCGTGCGCGGCTGGATCGAGAAGTACCCCGACGCGGGCGTCGGCATCATCACCGAACACACGCCAGCCATCGACATCGACTGCCTCGACAAGGACATCAGCTACAAGCTGATCAAGTGGGTCGAGAACAATCTCGGCAAGGCACCGCTGCGGATCGGGCGCAAGCCGAAGGCGCTGATGGTGTTCCGCACCGACGAGCCGTTCGGCAAGATCCGGTCGAACGAGTACGTCGACTTCCTCGGCAACAAGAACGCGGTCGAGGTGCTGGCCAAGGGGCAGCAGTTCGTGGCCTACGCGACGCACCCCGACACCGGGCAGCCGTACACCTGGCCGAAGAAGTCGCTGGTCGATATCCGCCACGCCGATCTGCCGGTGCTTACCCGTGAGCAGGCAGAGGAGTTCGTTGCCTATTTCGAGAGCATCGTCCCAAGCGACTGGGAACTGTCGCGCAGGGGTGTGTCAGTGACACATAGCGAAGAGGACGAGCTGCTGACGCTGCGCCCCAAGCTGGGCCGCACGATTGACGAGATCGCCAGCTGGCTCGACACGGTCAAGAACGACGACTGGCACTACGACGACTGGATCAAGATGGGCATGGCCATCCATCACGAAACGGATGGCTCGCCAGAAGGGTTCCGCTTGTGGGACGACTGGTCTGCCCAGAGCGACAAGTACGTTCACGGCTCTTGCGGCAAGCACTGGCGCTCGTTCGGCCGCAACACCAGCGTCGCCCCGGTCACCGCCGCCTTCATCGAGGGCAAGGCCAAGAAGGTCGAGCGCGAGGAGCGCAAGAAGGGCCTCGTCGACCAGCTGGTGCAAGACCTGGTGTTCGTTCAGGTCGGCGGTAAGGCGCGCGTGATCCGTGAAGACGAACTGCAAGAGGGCCTCGACCTGTACGGCGTTGAGGATCTGACCAAGGAGTTCGCCAACCAGTGCATCCCGATTGAGGTCGAGAAGAAGAACGGCGACGTGGTCACCGAGAAGGTCAACCCGATCAAGCTCTGGCTCACGCACCCCGAACGCCGCACGGCGCGCGGCATGGTGTTCCTGCCCGAAGGCCAGAAGGTCGGCTACTACAACCTGTGGCGCGGGTTCTCCTGCGAGGCGGAAGAGGGCGACGTGGGCCAGTGGCTCGACTACGTCCATGAGGTTGTCGCCGATGGCAACGACGCCATCGCGCAGTACGTGATCGGCTGGGCGGCGCAGCTGGTGCAGGAGCCGATGACCAAACCCGGCGTGGCGATGATCCTGCGCGGCCTCAAAGGCACCGGTAAGTCGAAGTTCGGCCAGCTGGTCGGCAAGCTGTTCCTCGACCACTACAAGACGATCAGCCGCCAGGATCACCTCGTCGGCAACTTCAACGCGCACCTCGAGTCGTGCCTGCTGCTGCAAGTCGAGGAAGGCTACTGGGCGGGATCGAAGGCGGCCGAAGGGGCGCTGAAGGATCTCGTCACCAACGACCGCATCATGGTCGAGCGCAAGGGCGTCGATGGCTACATGGCCCCGAACTATACCCGCCTGCTCTTCACCTCGAACGAGGAGTGGGTGGTGCCAGCCACGATGGACGAACGCCGCTGGGCCGTGTTCGACGTGGGCAGCAAGCACAAGGAAGACATCCCGTACTTCGCGGCGCTAGACGCCTGGTTCGACCGCGGCGGCAAGACGCATCTGCTGCACTACCTCAAGCACTTCGACCTGACCAAGGTGAACATCGCCAAGGCGCCGCAGACTAAAGCGCTCGAGGACCAGAAGCTGCGCGGCAGCGACTGCATCACCCGCTGGCTGTACGAGTGCTTGGCCGGCGGCGAGATCCGCGATGCGCGCACCGGCACGACGCTCGAGTTCGGCCAAGGTGAGATCAACAAGCACCTTGTCTACGAGGCCTACCGCAATTCCGCGCACAAGGTGTGGGAGCAGAAGTCCGAGCAGGCGTTCTGGGCCAGTATGGAGAAATACGCGGGCGTTATCAGCAATGTACGCCGGGTGCGGAACGAGACTGGTCGCCACCGCGTGGTCGACATCTCGCCGCTCGATCAGGCGCGCGAAGTTTTTTCGGCTGTCACACAACTAAGGGTTGACTGGCCGAAGAACATTTGCAACTAACAGGTCAGTTATCAACAGTGAGGAGTGAGTGAAGTGAACCGTGTTTCCTATCAGATCCGCACCGTGCGTGACACGCCAGTCTATGCGTACGACAGCCTGTTCCGCGCCAGGGAAGAGTGCTTGAAGGCCGAGCAGCGCATCGGCTGCAAGATGAAGATCGTCCGCGTGACGCAGATCGAGGAGGTGGTGGAATGAACCCGGCCCTGCGCCAGTGGCTGTTCGCCGAGTTCGGCTGGGACATTTACGAATGGTCGCCAGAGGATCTGCGGTTCTGATGGCTGGCCTTGGTGCTGCATTCCGGTCGAACCTGGCCCGTGCGATGCAAGCTCACCCCGACAAGCAGTGGGTGATTTGCCAGCGGGCCGGCTACAACCCTGGCTATGTTCGCCGGGTCGTGATCGGCGCCAAGCCGAACCCGACGTTGTATTTCGTTGAGTGTATGGCGGCGGCGTTAGGCGTCGATCCGCTGGAACTGTTGAAGGATTGAGAGAGTGCTGACAAGTGATCTGATTAACACCGCCGCCGATATGTTCAACGTCCACCCGCGTGACCTGGTTGGGCCGTACCGCTTCAAGTTCCTCATGCTGCCACGCTTCGCGCTGTACAAGGCGCTGCGCCTGCGCGGCTGGACCTACCCGCGCATCGGCCGCGCGCTGAACCGGGACCACAGCACGATCATCTACGGCGCAGAGCGGGCCGACTATTACGCAGAGCGCGATGCCGAATACGCGGCCAAGATCCGCCAGCTGGTCGAGTTGAAGTACGAGATCGAGCCGGAGGAACAGGCCGAAGCGGCCTAGTCCACGTCGACAGTCGGGCGCTGGCCAGTGATCAGCGCCTGACGCTTTGCTGCGAAGATGCGGTAAAGCAGGATCGCCCACTTGGGTGTGGGCCGATAGTCTTTTTCCCAGTTGATGATGGTCGTGCGGCAGATCCCGAACACCGCGCTGGCCTTCACCTGGCTCATGCCGGTGGCCAAGCGCAATGCGCGGGCTTCAGCGCCAGTGACTAGGTCAGGACGTTTGCCGGGGGCGCGGGACATGGGGCGTAGGTTTAGCGACGGGGGTGCCACTTGGCAACTCCCAGATTTTTCCGCTTCAGCCTGATCGAAAAATCGGTCGACTCGATTTTGATTTCAGAAAGTCAGTTTTCAGTTTTCGAATCGCTGGGACGTGGGTCTGCGGTTTTTCGCGCTTTGCAACCAGTATGGTTGACAGGCGCAGGGCGCAGGGCGCAGGGCGCAGGGCGCAGGGCGCAGGGCGCAGGGCGCAGGGGGCGCAGGGCGCAGGGCGCAGGGCGCAGGGCGCAGGGCGCAGGGCGCAGGGCGCAGGGCGCAGGGCGCAGGGCGCAGGGCGCAGGGCGCAGGGCGCAGGGCGCAGGGCGCGCGATTGCCTGCCTGGCGGTGGCCAGGGTGGCCAGGGTGGCCAGGGTGGCGCTGTCGCGCGATTGCTCACAGGGCGCGCCCTATTCGCCTGCCAGCTGTGCTAGCGCCAGGTGGAAAGCTTGCACGTCCGACAGCGCCGGATCCGCGCGGCGCAATTGCAGGGCGCGCGTATCGACTAGGTCGACAATGTGATAGGCACAGGCGCGGATTTCACGCTGTGAAAGCTTGCGGCCGCTAGTAGGGCGCGCGTTTCGATTGCCTGCCATAGGTGGCGGTTTCCTTTCATGTTGGCCTGTGGTGGCGCCACAGGCCTAGCAGCTGGCGCCTGGCCATAGGTGGCCAGCTGCTAGGCATAGGGCGCACAGCAAAACGCCCTGGCGGATTAGGCCAGGGCGTTTGCAGGCGATTAGGTTTTGTTGCTGGCCAGCAATTCCCGCACAGCGATTAGGCGCGCGCTTTCACGTAATGAATTGCCCCACGGGTGCAGGCAAAGCGCGCGTTCAACCGCGCGCAATTC